GTTTCTGCTTGAAGTTTTTGATATTTTTCATAAAGAGCTTGATACTCACTATTTAATCGTGCTATTTCTTGATCACGTGACGCAACATCATTCTGTAATGCTTGAAGAATATCAACAACCTGTTTATTGTTGAGCGCAACTGGTGCCTGGCCTGGTTGTTGTAAAACGATATTACCGCCGCCTCCGGCTGCCGCCGCGTCTTCTGCCATCTTTGCTCGTTCCTTTTCAAGTTGTATCGTTTGTGCGATCACATCAGGCTTCATTTCGGGTCGTCCAGGTTCATATTTCTCTAACAATCCCTCCAACTCGCTCATATAAAACCTACGAAGATCGTTGTCTTTAATAAAATCCATGACTTTCTTGGGCGAATCTCTCACCACATCCGGATTAGCATTTACAAGCAATTTGCGTTTATCAAACGTATTATGTTCATGTGAAAATACGAGAATCACCTTCATCGGATCGAGTTGAACGAATGGGACCGTATAGTCCTTCAAAAACGCACGTTCTTCCGCCAAACACGCATCGTCATTATAACGGTTGTTTTTTATCAACTTCCGCTTAAATGCGAAGGTTCCTGCTGTCGCGTGGTTCGGTCCATACGGTCCAAACCGTTTCATCTGTTTGATATGCTTAAAATAGATGTAAATTTCACTCGAACCAGCACATAATGCGTCTGGATGAGATACCAACATTTCAACCGCATGAGATACGCGTTTTGGTGGGTAATAGTCATCATCATCCATATACACCAATATTTCACCGCGCGACTTTTCATGAAGCAAATTACGCTTTCGACCCAACGTCATTTTAGTATCATATTTGAAATATTTCACGCGAGGATGTGAAGCGACCAGATCCTCGATTGGGTCAGTTCCATCATCAATTATAATCCATTCCATGCGATCTTGCGGATAATCTTGTGCGTTAAAACAAGCAATCATCGCATGAATAAATGGCCGCCGATTAAATGTCGGAGTACAAACACTTACAAATGGGTATTTCTTGAAATACTCGGGTGTAGATTTTTCGATGCCAGTTGATGCGATTGTCGCCGATGCTGTTCCTGACGACGACGCCGACGCCGACGACGTTGATGTTTTATTTTTTCCACCCATATCGTATAAATATACTAGTTCTTATACGATATTATTTATGTTGTTTATAGAACTCGATACACGATTCATCCACTCCAGCTCTTAATCGAATTGAAAAAATTCATAATTCCTTCCCAGTAATGAGTAAGATACAACACTAGTAACATCAAGATGACGATCGCCGCAACATTAATATCTAGATACTCGAATGCGTAAAACATTAATGTCAGGTTGAAAAAGAAGAATATGATTGGAACATAACGAGCATACAATTCACGATATTGATCCCAGTGAAGAAGTGGATATATTAATAATGTGCCAATAAACTGAATAAGTTGTACAAAATATGAAATTACGGGGAAGATTCCCAAACCGAAACCGGTGAATAACGACCATAATGAACCACCAATAAACTCTTTACGATTTTCGGTCTCATTCAGAATCATTCCAATTACAGTTGTAAAAAAAGGACCACCCATCAACATAAAACCGACAATTAATAAAAATACAAATGGAATGAAAATAATCAGTAACGGTGATACCGCATCATATAACTCTATGGGGATCGCATTCGAAATACGTGTAATCTGTTCAAATATATAAGCCAACATCGCGCGATCCGATGAAAACGAAAATATGAATGAATTATTGATCCATTGCTTAAATCGGGCTTTAATAAAATCCCAATTCAACAGATTTACTTTTGTAACACCCTCCTCCACGCTATCATTCACCATATCGACATCTTCCTTTGTCAAACAGAACCATTTAAAGACATAAGTATCCAGAAGTATCGCAGCTTTCAAGTATATTTTTTTAGATGTTTCGATTTTGGGGTCATCCGCAATACCTCCGAACTTGTCATCGCAATCAGCATCACATGACGTATATTCATTCGTATAACAATATGGCCATTCATGACGGTCGGTAGGGAATAACTTATTCAAATTAATGTTATTGTGTTTGATACTTTCAGGTGCCGCAAAGAACATGATATTCACACATATGACAGAAATGATAATAGTCTCCACAAATAGCGTTAAAACACTAAGTCCAAATTCTTTAAGCGCTTCTAAGTCGAATAACGATTTTGGCTTCGCTTTTTCTTCATTTGATGATGTGTCGTCGGAGTCGCTACCATCGTCGAACATTCCACCTACTTTGCTAAACGTTCCTTCTTCTTCTTCTTCTTCTTCTTCTTCTTCTTCTTCTTCTTCTTCTTCGACATCATCGGGCCGTTCTTCTTCGTCGTCTGCCATTTTTTTGGTAAGTTATATATACCATAGATTATTATAATGGATACATACACGTATGAACCCATACCCACCGCCACATTCCCTCTTCGACGTGGTTGTTGTTTACCGCGCATACATTAGGCCGCAATTTCCTGATACAAAAGTAAGAACGTTATACCGCTCTTCGAGTATATGTAGATCATAATTATAAAGGTAAATATTCACATTCGGTTTATTCATTCCAATAATCTCTCGTGTATTCGGATTACAAATCACTTTTACTTCCGCCGAAGAGTCTAACGGAGGATAAATTGTCGTCATTTCAAGTTCAATCTGATTAAATTTACTCATATTAATAGCGCCACTTGGTTGGAGTTCAAACGGGTCAGAATTCAGGCAGAAATTGTAGCAGTAAATACCCGGTTTCGCACTTCCGCGGGTGCGCGTGTATTTCTCAACATAGTTATACACTCCCGAGTCCAGTATATTTTCACGATATTTACCGTTGAGTGAAATACCCATCGACAGTAAAATATCGCGTTCGTTTTCAGACTGAAAATCACCAGTAATATGAAGACCGGTCATGCGCTTATCGCGCGGATTGATACCGGGTCCAATCCCATTTTTTGGTCCATTCTTATCAAAAAAGTAGCGGTCATGAGTATAATCTGGATTCAGATTCGTAAGCAAGTCTGTTGTCTGGCGAACATCTTCACTAAATGCTGCTGGACGCCAGTCATCATCTATTGGTGCGGGAATAATATCATACGGCAGGTAGTTATACGGCCAGTTTGTATAATTGCTCCATTCATTTCGAAGATTAACATCGCTGCGTTGAAAAAACATCGTCCATGAAGCAACCATTCCCATCGAATTCTCGATTTTGATTTTCTTATTCCCAGTTACATCGTTGAACACCCAGTCATAATATGACTTGATGAGGTATTTCTGTTGATTTGCGGCAAAAACTTTGGATTCTTCATCCGAGAGAAAGCAATATGTGGCCATTAAATGAACATCCGCATTCCAATCGGTGCGAATACTCGGATATGAATCCAACGTTAAATCAATACTGGGAGGTGGGTATAAAAATCGCCACATCTGATGGAGTGGATTCGTAAAGTCAGGTTGAACAACTGGCCAGAAATTCACAGGGTCACCTACATCTCGAATCGTAAATAATTCTTTCACTGGTCGAAGCGTTACATCGATCTGTAGCTGATTATATTGAAGACATACGAGTGGAAATGCCATCTTCGATGAAAGTGTGAACCATGCGTTGATCGGTATGTATATTTTACGCCCACGAATCGACGGTTCAGCACCAGCAATGTTCGATGTGCGATACGCATTCGGATATTGATTCAAACGTGCTCCTGAACAACCTGGATTATATAATTCTGGGACATGACCCGTCATTTGATTATACAACTCGCGTTTCGTAGCATCGAGATCACGTTCAACAATCGCCATTAAGTTACTACCGGTGAAACGTTGGAGAGTCATACCACCAACCGAAATCACGATTTCTTTCACTATTTGAGTGCCGATGTTTTCAATCCAACGAAACTCATATGGTGCCCACATATCTTCCGCGCGCGCAGGTGGATGAATCGGACTCCAAATCGACGGTAACGTTACGCATATATAAGTATCCATCAACAATTCCGCATATCTCGGTATGTAAAATGTGAATTTGGACTCTTCTGTCATACGCAACTTCTTCTGACCGTCAAAATCAACTCTAAACTTTTGAAGACCGAAATTCGTATATTTAAGA